AGCGGCCGGCACTGGCCTCCTCCCGCGCCATGTAGAAGGGAGCCTCCCGGCGGGACGGGCTGGCCTGATGGGCTTTGGCAAAAATGGCCATGCGCTGGTCGCGGTCCGGCAAGGCTTGGCCGTAGTTGCACCAGCTTTCGTAGCGCAGCGTGGGCTCTTGGGTGGGCCACAAGGCGGAGACGTGGGACCAGGTGGCGGACTGGTCGCGCTTGCCGGAAAGGAAAAGCTCCTGCTGAAGGTAGTAGGCGTACTTGCCGGCCTCGCCCAGCTCCCCCTGCAGGATGCGGATGTTGCGATCGGCAGAGCCGGCCTTGTAGCCCTCCGGATGGTGCTCGACCCAGCTGGCCTGCTCGGCCCGCACCTCGTAGCCGGGCAACGGCAAAAGCGCCTCGTGTACCGCGTAATGCCAGCGGCCGGCCCAGCGGCCATCAGGCAGGCGTTTGACCAGGCGCTCGCGGACGGGGGTCAGCTTCGCATTGGTCACGTTGTAGACGGCGGCCCAGATGCCGGCCTTCTCGTTTTTCAAAAGCTCTCTAGCGGCGTTTTTAAGAGCGTTTTTAAGGCCTTTTGCGGGCAGATCGTCCGCATCCACCCACATGGCCACGTCCCCGGTGCAGGCGTCCAGGGCGGTGTTGCGGGCGTTTGCAAAGTGGTCGACGTGGGGCCAATCGGTTTTGCCGTGGCCGTTTTGATAGTGAACGATGGTGGCGCCTTTTTCTTTGGCAATTTCCTCGGTGCCGTCATCAGGCGCCCCGCCGCGGGCCATGCAGACAACCATCTCATCGGCCATGGGGTGAAACGCATCTAGGCAGCGGCCGATATACTTGGCCTCTCGGCCGGCGATCAGATAGATGGAAATTTTAGGATCTCGGGGCATGGCGGCTAACCCTCGCGCAGGCCGATGACGTAGCAGCCGGCGTTGGTGTCGGTGCTGATGACGCGGTAGGTGACGGAGTTGATCCGGGCGGTGGAGCCGATGGCGGGCACGCTGGCCATCACGGCCTTGTCGGCGGTAAAGGTCGCGTTTAAGTCCAGATCGTAGCCGTGGAGCTCAAGATTCTCCCGGCGGGTGACGGTGGATAGGACGCCGGTGACGGCGGTGGATCCAAAGGTGGCGCTGGTGCCAAACTGGTCGTAAGCGACGGCAAAGGCGTCTTTCAGGCAATCGGTGAACTCGGACATGTTAGGATCTCAAAAGAGGAAGGGCGGCGGACTGATTACTCAATCCGCCGCCCCACCAAGGAGGTTAGGCTCCGTTAATCCGGACGAGGCTGGAGGTTTCCCCACGCGCCACGCCGTAGATCAGGGCCAGGGTGCGCTGCACGATGCCCTTCTGGACGTCGTAGTGCTCCCGGCTCTGCACGGTCAGACCCGTGCGGGGCTCGGTGATGTTGGTGATGGTGCCGGGGATCGTCACATTGGACGGGACCTCGGGCACGCGGGCCGCGATCACCAGCGCTTCCCGCTGGGCGAAGAAGCCGCCGAGCGTGATGCTGTTGGCCGGCACCGCGGAGTACATGTTGACGTTGAAGCCCGCCACCGAGCCGAGGCCGGCGTTGCGGACCGCGTCACCGCTGATCTGAGGGTTGGCGACCACGCTGCTGTCCTTGAGGAGAGCGGCGAAGAATTTGGGCGCCAGCACCGCGTAGCGGTCGTTGGACGGGGACTTGTTGCCGTTGAGCACCTCACCGGCCGAGACCGCCCAGTTGTAGCTGAAGGAGGCGGAGCTGACGGTGATGGCCGAGCCATAGGCCGTGGTGACGAGCGCGAGCAGGTCGCCCACCATCTGCAGCCCGAGGGCGTGCGCGGCGGCGCCGGCAAAGCGTTCGATCAGGTTGACCTCGGAGCCGGAGCGCTCCTGGTCGTTCACGTCGTAGCTGACGTGCTTGAATTTGTTGAGCTGGATCTGCACGTCCGTCTGCGTCGCGGCGGTGGCCACGTAGCCGTTGGAGGTGCTGTAGTCCTGCGCCGTCAGCGCGCTGAGGCGGTGCGTGTAGACGGAGGCGTTGTAGCGGGCCGCTTCGGAGGAGAAGTCGGTGACCGCGTTCCGGACGAACGAATAGTCCTCAACCAGGATCTCCAGCGCGCGCTGGGCGATCACATTGGCATTGGTCGTTCCGAGTGAGTTGTTAGCCATGGTGGTGTCCTTTGGGCGTTAGACGCCCAGCTTGCGGAGAAGTTCCACGCGCTTGGCGGGGTTCGTCTCCTGGTTGAATTGGTTGAGGATCTCGGTGCGGGACAGACGGCTGTCCGCGTGTTGGGCCGGGACGGGCGCCGCACCGGCGGCGTCCTTCTCGATCCGTGAAAGGGTCTCGGGCTCCGTCTTGGCGGCAGCCTCCACGACGGCCGGAGCTTCCGGCGTCTTGGCGGCAGCCATGTCCTCGACGATGTCTTCCGCCTCGTCCTTTTTCATGTAGCCAAGGAGCTCGGCCAGCATGGCGGCGATGTCGCCCAGGGTCGGCTCGGCGGCCTTGGTCTCCACGGCGGGAGCCGGGGCGGCAGGCGTCTCGGCCAGTTCGGCCTTGGGTGCCTCGACGGGGGCGGGAGTTTCGGTTTTGATTTCGGCAACCGGCGCAGGTGCGCTCAGTTCCTCTTTCTTTGCTTCGACAATGGGTGTTTCCATTTGTGGTTTGGAAAACGTGTCAACCGGAAGGCGGCTGAAGGCGCTGAACATGCCGGCCGGATTGGCGGCGGGCTGGGTCACCACGGAAACATCGTAGATTTCCGTCACCCGGGCGAAGCGCTCCCCTGCCCGGTCCTCGGGCACGCCAGAAAAGGTCAGGCTCAAGCCAAACTGGTCGGGCATCAGGCTGGCCAGATTGGCCACGTAGTCGGCCTTTTCGCTGTTAAGGAGGGTCAGGTCGCCAAGAAGGCGGCTACCCTCGATGCGGAAGTTTTCGACGTAGCCCAGAATGTCCATGACCTGTTGGGCGCCGTGCCCGTTGGTGACCTTGATCCGGCCCATGGATTGGGCAACGGCCAGGGCCTGCTGCAGGCTGGTTTCGTCGATTAAGAGGTTGTGACCTTTGGCCTCGCCGGCCGTGAGGATGCTGACGTTTTTGAGCTTGGTGGCCATACGGGCCGCCCAGCGTCAACTACGCCTTCTTCTTTTTGGCGGGTCTGTTTTTCAGGCCGATGGCCTTGGCCACCATGTCGGCCTCTTTTTCGGAAAGGGTAAAGTCCGGCTCGTCCTTCATGGTGAAGGCTTCGGTCTTGGGTGGGATGATTTCCACCTGCGCCTGCATGGCGGTGGATTCGGTGACGGTGGCGGCGAGCTCCTCTGAGACGGCGGGCGTCTGCACGGGCTCCAAAACAGCCGCTTGTTCGGGTGCTTCGTTTGCAATTCGCTCGGCGTCTTGTTCGCCTAAACCAAATACTGATACTAGCAACACCTTGGCCTGCTCCTTGGTAACTTGACCGGTGCCGATACCCTGAATAATTGCAGTTAAGGCTTGGGCTCCACCAACACCAATCTTAGTAATCAGCGGGTCGGAAGTTGTTTCAACACCTCCCGAAACATAAAGCTGCTCTTGCTTCCGCTGATCGACTTGTTCCTGCCAATCCTGGCCAAGCTCTCCAAAGTAATCGGCCAACGTGGAGAGGCCGGCCTTGTAGTCCTCGCGGGCCTGCATGGCCTCGCGGCCGGCGTCCACGGTGAGGCTCTTGGGCGTCTGCCAGCTGACGCGATCGTAGTCCGCCACCTCGGGCAGGTCGCCGGCGGCGATGGCCCGGGCAATAAAGTAACGCCAGGCGCGGGCGCAGAAGCGGTCGATCAGCAGCCGCTGGCGTTGCTCAAACCTGCGCTGGGCCTTGGCCACCACAAAACGCATGCCCGCGCCTCCGACGGAAGCGGGATCGTAGACGAACTCAGGCGGCAAATTCAGCCCCAGGGCGATGTCGCGGATGAGGAACTTCGCGAAGTTTTCAAAGTTGGACCCGGGGCGTGTGGGGGAGAGGTTTTCAATCTTTTCGCCGGGAGCCAGGCGCGGGATGTTGGCGGAACTGGTGATCTCCTCGCGGGCGACGTCATTGCCGGAGTCGCGTTCCTGAATTTTTCCGAAGAAGCCGCCGGTGTTGGCAAGAGGGTCGCCATCCCCGCTGACGATGACGGCGGCGATGGAGGACTGGACCTTGAGGGCGTCCTTTTCAAATTCGGTGACGAGCTTGAGATCGCGCAGGTGGTTCAGCGCCCGGGCCAGGGCGGAGGCGCCGCGGATCTGGTCGGGCCGCTCCAGCTCCATAAGGTGGACGACAAGCTCGGCCGGGATCTTGCGGTACTGGTCGTTGGTCTCGATCAGGTAGGCGGTGGGCTCGCCGAGCTTGCCCAAAAAGACGCCGTCGCTAGTGCCGTAGTCGTCGCCTTCGCAGACTCGATGGCCTTCGACGACCTGTAGTTTTCCTGAATCGGTCATGACGACAAAGACATCGCCGTCCACGTCGATAGAACGGGACAGAGCCATTAGGAGATCGGTCCAGGTCATGCGGCCAGTCACCTCGGGCGCCGGGGCGATCACATCGCGCCAGTACGCCTCGGCCAGCTGGCCGAACTCCTGATCGGCTCCGCGGTACTGCGGGCGCAGGCCGGGGCCGATGGAGTAGGCGGCAATGGAATCGACGGCGCCCTTGACGAGGCCGATGTTGCGGTACATGTGGCGGGCGAGCTTGAGGAGCTCGGTCCGGGTGGATTCGGTGAGGTCAATCTTGGAGTCCCGGGCGTGGGCGCCGTAGATGATGGGCCGCTTGCGGGAGAAGCCGGCGCCCTCATACGGCTGAAACGTGGCGATGCCTGAGCCGTAGCCGGCGGCAAACGCCTTGACGCCGGCACCGATCCGCTGAACCAAGGAGACGGGGTTAGGCGTCATAGATGTTGGTGAAGGATCCGACGGTGCGGGAGACGCGGTTGCCTTGCAGGAAATCAATCGCGGCCTGGAACAAGGTGACGCGCTCGGTGGGTTTCATGTCGATTTGAAAGCTGGCGGACTGGCCGCCGGCGGAGCTGCCCACCACGGCACGCCCGGAATCGACGCCGGACATGGCGGAATCGCGCATGGATTCCAAGGCAACAATGGCCGAGGCCGTGACCCCGGAGGCTTGCTTAAGCTCATTCAGGGCAACAGCCCGCGCTAATTCGCGGGTATAGGCGGCCATCGAAGGGACTTGACTGTGTCAACGGATAGGCGAGCATTAATTCCGTAATGATTGCGTTAAGCCGAGGGGCCTCAATGGACCTAGCCCTCTTATGCCAGGTCCTGCTTTATGTGTTTATTGTGGCTCTAGTTTTATCGATTGGCAGAAGGGTTGTTAAGGCCAGGGCCGAGAAACAGATTGAGGAGGAGCTAATGCGGAAACAGCAGCTAGAAATTCAACGGCGCATGCTTGAACAAATGGAACATCAGACGCAACTTAGCTCGGATCAGATTCAGTTTATTTCAGGACAGCAGACTCAGGGACGAAATTAGCCTCATCGGTTTGCATTGCGGCCGGATCCGCATCAATCATGCCATGAAGCAAAGCCCCAACAATGTTCATAAGCTCGGCGTCTCGAAGGTGATTTTGTTTTTTGACCTGCTTCCAGATTAAGCGAGTTCGCCCCGTCATGGGATTGCGAATCTCTTTTTTTATCTCTGAAGCCATGTGGTCGGCATAAGCCGACGGAGTGTCGTCCGGAATCAAAAACGCTCCGGATTTTCTAAGCCCAGAAAGCATGTCTTTAATGGATGGATTAGACCATTTAAATACTCGGCAATAGCGGCGCGTCAGGCCGGTGGTGTCGCCCGCCTTGCCGGCCAATGGATCGCCAACACTGACAGGGCTAAACGGACGGCTCATTCGTCCGTTTTTATTAAAATGGCTAAACGATTTTGCGTCGCTCCCCCAAAGCGCGTTCCATCCAAAACGACAGCACTGCCAATACACGGACCTGGTCTGATCTGCGCTATCACAGAAAACGCAGTCGTCGTCGGCCTTTACCTCAAGCTGCTTGGCTCGAAGCTCGTCCCAGCTTTCCAGCCGTCCGCACCAGATCATCCTTGAACCAGCTCCGACAGACCATGCTCTGGCAACCGCCCAGCAATGCCATCCTCCGGATTCTTGTATGTCGGCGGAAAGAACAACTTTGCTGCCCTCAGGGGCCGACTCCCCCATCCTGTACCCGCCA